AATGATTTTAATAATAAATATGAAAAAGCAAAAAAAAATTTAGTTTCTTATGGTCCACGATTAGCGGGAAGATTAGATAGTGAATTAGATCTTATGCCTATTATTCAAGGCACCTTAGCTTTTAAAAGTATTACGGAATGTATGAAACATTATATAGGTTCTTTAAGTAAATTTAGATTACTTAGACCTGGTTTACATGATTTAGAAATTATAGGATGCTGGATGAATGATATGGTAGCTGGAGAATATAACCCGCCACATACTCATCATAATAATACAGGATGGTCTACAGTTCTTTTTTTAAAAGTTCCTGAGTTTATTAATGATGCACGAGACCCCCATAAATTTAAAGATGGTAAATTAGTTTTTGTAGCCCCTGATGGAATTAGCTGTGAATACTATGATCCCATTGTGGGAGACTTTTATATTTTTTCAGCTAATCATATGCACTGTGTATTACCTTTTAAAACAAAAAAACCTAATGAAATAAGAAGATCTATGTCTTTTAATTTTATTATAAAAGAAAATAAAGATGCAGTTAAAAGAGTCTAATATTTTTGCAGTTGCTTTAAAAGAATTTTATTTTTCTACATCTGAAATCACGCCTCTTATTGAAGAAATTTTAAAAAAAGAAAAACAAATTAAAAAAATAAGTTCTCTTTATTCTAGGCATGGGGGAATAGGAGAGGGTTATTATACCGATTATGGAAACCCTGTAAAACTTTTAGAATACGAAAAGTTAATGGTAATGGTAGGTAATCTTTTTGCTAATAAAAATAATAATTTTAATCTTAATTTTTATTGGAGTGCTTTTTATAATAGATATAATTTACATGATGCCCATAATCATTGCACACATTTTTTAGAAAAACCTCAACACAACTATTCAAGTGTTTTATATTTAACGCAGCAAGGTCATACTAAATTTTTAAGCCCTAATCATTGCTCTATTGATGAAGAAATAATTATTAAATCTGAAGTAGGAAAATTAATTATTTTTCCTTCGGCGATGTTCCATAGTGGAACTTCTACAGAAAAAGGGAAAAGAATTATTATATCTTCTAATTTAGGAATTTATAGAAATGAATAAATATCATAAGTGTATTAATTATTTAATGTCTAAAGACACTATGTTAGTCCCTCATGGAAATAAAAATTTTTTTACTCATTTAGTAGGGGTATATGACTATCTTAAAAAAACGGGTCAAGACGAAGATGTATGTTATGCGGGTATGTTTCATAGTATTTATGGAAACGATATTTTTACTAAAAAAACTGAGGAAAATAGAAAAACAATTAAAGATTTAATTGGTGAAAAAGCGGAAGAACTTGTGTGGATTTTTAACACTACTCCTCGTGAAGATTTACATAAACTACAAAATAATTCTATTCAAAAAATTCTTACAGCAAACGAATTGGATCAAAACAATTTATTTAAAGTTATGGATAATGTGTTTGATAATAGGACCATAGATCTACTTGATGAATCTTTTAGGGGAAAAAAACCTTGGCGTTTTATTGGAGGGGGAGTAGAAGGTCAGTGGAGAAAGTTTAATTATTTACTTAATTCTAAAGATAAAATTGATTCTTTTTTATTTCAAGAAGCTACTAATATTTTAAATAAAGAAAAACTTACAAATTTTGTTAAATTTAAAAGGGCTTATGCAAGTGGTAATATATTTGGGACTGTGCATGATCTACACGTAGACGATTTTTGTGATAATTATAATCAAATTTATACAATTATGTTTTATTTAAATAAAATATGGGATGTAAAATATGGTGGAGAAACAATTTTTTTAAATAGAGCATGTAATAATATTGATGCTTCTGTTATTCCACGGCCTGGTAGAGCTGTGCTCTTTGATGGATTTATTCCTCATGGAGCTAGAGAATTATCACGACAATGCGCTGAATTAAGAATTGTTGCAACATTTAAATACGAGGTAATTAATGTTTAATATTTTAAAAAAAATAAAAAAGAAAGATTTAGAAATACAGTTTATTGCAACCGATAGTGACATGGAAAAAATATGGCCTCCACCTAAACCAGCCACACATTTTATTCCTCAAGAATATAAAAACATGCCTCGTTTTGCAAATAATGATATGAAGGTATTAACAGTAAAAGCATGTGTTCCATTCTTAGACGCTATGACAGCAGGGTACATTATTCCATTTGATCAAGATTATGTTATTGATCCTACAGATACTGATTTTACCTTTACTCCTGCTAATTTTGCTAAAGTAGAAACACATCCTAAACAACAACTTCTTCCTGAATGGGAATCTATTATAGGAGAAAATGCAGGTAAATTTGAAAATAAGTGGCTTATAAAAACACCACCAGGTTATAGTTGTTTATTTGTCCACCCTATGAACCGCAATTTTAATCCTGATTGGACCATTATTTCAGGAGTAGTAGACACAGACAGCTATATTATTCCTATAAATTTTCCTTTTATTCTTAGAAAAAGAGATAAACAATTTCTTATAAAAAAAGGAGATCCTATGGTGCAAGTTATTCCTTTTAAAAGAGAGACTTGGAAAATGTGGAAAGGTTTTTATTTTGAAAAGGAGCATGGAAGAGGTTTTAAACATTTAACATCATTAATGTTTGACAGATATAAAAGAATTTTTTGGAAAAAGAAAAGTTTTAAATAATGAAAAAATTAACTGATTATATTGTAACAATTGATAATATTATTAATAAAAAAACATGTGAAGATGTTATTAATTCATGTGCATTTAAAGATTTTGAAGTAGCTGAAAGTCAGTCAACCGATCCTCGATATCGTTTATGTTATATTAGACGTTTAAATAAAACATTTGAAAGTACTTTTTTTGAAGCAGTAGGAAAATGTTTAAAAACTTATAGTGATCTTCATCCTTATTTTAGCACAGGTTTAACGTGTGAGGATACGGGATATGAACAATTACTTTACCTAGGAAGTGATAAAGGAGAATATAAAGAACATGTAGATCACTTAGATTTATTTCCTAGGGTATTGAGTTGTTCTTTTGTTTTAAACGATAATTATGAAGGAGGAGAGTTTTCTTTTTTTAATGGAGAATATATCGTTTCTCCTCAACAAGGAACCGTTCTAATATTTCCCAGTAATTTTATTTTTCCTCATGCTGTTAAACCAGTATCCAATGGGGATAGACATGCAGTGGTAACATGGATTCGTTAAAAAATTATAAGTATATTAAAAATTTACTTTCCCAAGATTTAAGAGAATTTATTACTTCTAGTACTTTAAGGTCTTTTGACAATGTTAAAGCGGATGCGAAAATTCCTTTGTCGTTTGCGATCCATTCTTCGGAAATGTCTATTTATCGTCAATTATTACATTTTGTAAAACCTAAAATAGAAGTAGCAACTAAACTTACTTTACTTCCTATCTATGCTTATAGTAGATTTTATTTGGCAGGTTCTTCTTTATTTAGACATAAAGACAGACCTGCTTGTGAAATAAGTGTTTCTCTTACACTAACTACTAAATACGATATTAATAAAAATTATGTTTGGCCTTTGTATATGAATGATACGCCTCTTAACATTAAAGAAGGAGATGCAGTTGTTTATCGAGGAAGAGATGTGGAACATTGGAGACCAGTTTTTGAAGAAGCAGATGGGAGTTGGCACCATCAAGTTTTTTTACATTACATTGATTCTAATGGTCCATGTACTACTTTAAAAGAAGAAATAAATAATAGAAATAGGTCGTTTAATGAAAGAGAACAATTACGAATTGAAAAAAGAGAAAAGCTAAACTAAGAATAGTCTTCGTCATAATCTCGCCAAGATTTAGTAAAATCAAAATAACTAGCAGTAGCAGAATTACCAGCATTAAAATCCTCTAGGGCATTTCCATCATCTACCCATTTTGTTTGAGCATTTTCATGTGCATTACCATAATCTATTTCAGCACTTCTAATTTGTTGTAGTCTAGTATCAGCCCACGTAAGAAGATCAGCTACAGTAGTTGTTCCTACTGCATCACTTGTAGAGTTTAATGCAACATTACCAGTCATATCCCCAGTAGAAGGATCTTTGTTTTGAATTTCATTTTGACCAACATGAGTATTCCAAATAACATAATGAATAGTGTTAGGAAGCCATGCATCGTTCCAATCTTTTCCTTTGTCTACCCAGTTAAGTAACATAGTGTCATCTACTGTAATTGTTTCATTATTTGCTATTACAATTTGTGTTGCCATCAATATCTCCTAATGTTTTATAATATAATTTAATACTAAATAAGGTGAAAAAGAATTAGTACCCGCAGCAGTTACAGTTCCTGTTAAATTTGTAGCTACCGCTACTGTCCCTGTTAAAGTTCCAGCAAGAGTATGAGAATGATTATGTCCAGTACCAGAACCAGCCTCATTCATAGGATTAGGGCTCCAAGTTGGCCCACCATCATTTACTTGTTGGCCATTTACTTTTCTGTAGTTACCACCAGTAATAGGCCCATTGTTTTCATTCATTTCATGTCTGTGAGAAGCTAATTGGGCTGAAGTTAAAGAAGTATTATCAATAGATCCTGTAACTGTAACTGATTGGTTATTAGTAACAGTGCTAGATCCTGCTTGATTATTTGTCACAGCAACTGTTACAGTATTAGCACCGCCAGTTCCTGCTAAGTTATATGTACTACCATCATAACCTTGAGCCATTTTGCCTTGAAGATTAGGCACATTAAAAGTAGTAGAACCATTACCAGCACCATATGTAGTTGAGATTACACCAAATAAATCCGCATAATCTGTTCTAGAAATGGCTGTGCCATCGCATAATACATATCCTGCTGGTGCTGTAGCCTTACCCCAAGGTTTAATAGTACCAACTTCTTGTCTTTTTACTATGTCTTGTAAATTAGCCACCTAATTCCCCCTTTCTAGTTTCGCCCCAAGTTAATAATTCTGCTACCGTAGTAGAAGCTACTGCATCAGAAGTAGAAGAAAGAGGTGTATTGTGTGTCATGTTATGGGTAGATGCATCTTTATTTTGAATTTCATTGTCTACTCCATCCCAGACAACTGCATGAATAGTATCAGGAAGAGCAGGCATTGAACTACCTTTATCACTCCAGGCTATTGTATAAGAATTATCTAGCCTAATGTAATTTCCGTTAAGTATAACTATTTTTGTTGCCATGTTTTTTCCTAATGTTTTATAATATAATTAACCACCACATAAGGTGAAAATGAATTTGTTCCTGCTGCTGTTACTGTTCCAGTAAGATTAGTAGCTACTGCTACTGTCCCTGTTAAAGTTCCAGCAAGAGTATGAGAATGGGTATGGCCTGTGCCATCCCCTGTATAATATACCATAGCATACCAAGTTGGTCCCCCACCATTAACATTTTGTCCTAAAGCTTTATTGTGTTTAGGAGATCGACCTGTAATACCACCATTGTTTTCATTAACATCATGTGTATGAGTAGCAAGTTGAGCTTCTGTTAAAGAGGTATTACTAATAGTACCAGTCATTGTAACAGTTTGATTATTAGTAACTGTGCTTGAAGCAGCTTGATTATTAGTAACTGCTACTGTTACAGTATTAGCACCCCCTGTATCAGCAAGATCGTATGAAGATCCCCCATCATATCCTTGTGCTTGTTTACCTTGAAGATTAGGTACATTAAAAGTAGTTGATCCATTTCCCGCACCATAGGTCGTAGAAATTACGCCAAATAAATCCGCATAATCTGTTCTAGAAATAGCAGAACCATCACATAATACATAACCTGAAGGAGCTGTAGCTTTTGCCCATGGAACAATTGTTCCTACATCACTTCTGTTACTTATGTCTTGTAAATTTGCCATAATATTTAATGCCTTATAATATAATTAGTTACAACATAAGGAGAAAATGAATTTGTTCCTGCTGCTGTTACTGTTCCTGTTAAATTTGTAGCTACTGCTACTGTACCTGTTAATGTGCCTGATAAATTATGAGAATGAGTATGGCCTGTTCCTGAACCTGTATTATTAGCAGGACTAGGAGTCCAAACTGGTCCACCATCATTTACTACTTGACCTAGCAGTTTACTATATTTGGGAGATCGACTTGTAATTGGTCCATTATTTTGATTAATAGAATGGGTATGAGCAGCTAGTTGAGCTGTAGTCAATGATGTATTATCAATACTTCCTGTTACCGTAACTGATTGATTATTAGTAACCGTACTCGATCCTGCCTGGTTGTTGGTAACTGCTACTGTTACAGTGTTTGCTCCACTTGTTGCCCCTAAATTATATGTACTACCATCATATCCTTGCACCATTTTTCCTTGAAGATTAGGTACATTAAAAGTAGTTGATCCATTCCCTGAACCATAAGTTGTAGAAATAATTCCAAAAAGATCTGCATAATCTGTTCGGGATACAGCAGTACCATCACACAATAAATACCCAACAGGAGCTGTTGCCTTACCCCAAGGTTTTATTGTTCCTACGTCACTTCGTTTTGTGATTGATTGTAAATTAGCCATTAGTCATTATATTTCAACCTCCACCCATTAGTGGCGTCGTAATAAACTAAAGAAATGCCAGCGTTGTTTGTACTGATTGTTAAATCAGATGTAGCACCCTGAATTTTTTCAGAATTACGACCAACTGTAATGTTATTAGTAGCGGCATTTCCATCACCGTCTACAATTTTGACCTGCGCTCCAATAGAGGGAGATGCGGGTAATGTTATTGTAATTGCTCCCGTAGAACAATCACAAAAAATATTATCCCCGTCAGAAGCCGTGTAAGGAGAATCTGAATTAGTTTTTGCTACCCATGTTTCACCTAATCCGGCTAAAGAAAATATATCATACCAATTTGTTCCGTCTGTGGCTACTAAACGATATTTACCGTTTGCAATAGTAAGAGTATTACCTGTTGCTCCAAGCCTTGCAGATATGTCTGCACCACCTGAAATATTATTGTAAATTCCGTATGTCTTTTGTGTAGCTGGAAACTGAACTGTATGAGTTGTGGAAACTGTTCCACTAAAAAGTAATTGATTTTGTCTTGCTTGATTTGCTGCTTGAGTTTGAGGACCATCAGCATTTGTTAAAGTTGTTGATGTTCCAGTTGTAATTGCGGGTACAGCATATACCCCTGCAATAGCAAATTCAAAAACTTGAGAGAAATTGTTGTTTGTAATAGTACCCCAGGTACCAGAATTTTCTCCTGTTACTTGTAGCTCTATTCTTAAGCCTGTTGAATATGTTGACATTTAATCTCCTAATAAAGTTTTATTGATTATTATAAAGTTTGTCAAAACTTTTATGCAGCCTTGTGAACTTCTGTCCAACTCATAGAACTGTTAGAATCATCAACCTCAGACCAAAAGATCCCACCTAATGTTCCAGTACTACTTGTAGCAGAAACTCCTGTTAATGTAAAGGTTACATCAGTTTGAATATTTAAAGTTCCTATAGAAACTGTGGCTTCCTCACTTGGGGCCATATAACTTGTTTCTTGAACAGCATCACCCTCACTAATTGTAGCAGAAACTCCTGTAACAAAAATAGAGGTTAATACATCCCCTACAGCCGTAGTACCAACTTGTCCGGCTGGTTCAACAGTTGGTGAAATAGAAATAGCTACCGATCCTGTATAAACATCTAATTCAGGTTCTGAAGCGGCTACAATAGTTATTCCCGCATCTCCTGTAATTGAATAAGTACCAATAGAGGTAGTAAGACCATTAGCCGTAGGTGAAATTATTTGATCAGTAGTAACTGTAGACCCAGTGCCACTCGTAGCCGTTAAGGCTTCCCCACTTACAGCATAAGATCCACCCGAAGCACCCCATTGTTGGTCACCCCAACCAATAGTAGCTCCAGTAGTAATATCTTTAGCTCTATTCCATCCTGCTCTTATTTCTACAGTAGTAGTAACATCTCCTTCCGAAGAAGTAGCTGAGGTACCTGTAATAGGAAAAATATAATCGGATTGAACAATGTATGTGCCTATAGGTTGCCAGGTTGCAACCACACCAGATGGTGTTGCATTAGCAATACCTGTACCAGTAGCTGTCCCAACTGAGGATGTTAATCCCGCAGCAGTTACAGAAATAACTTGATCAGTAACAACTGTTGGAGTTGTAGTGCTTGACGTGAGGCCATTGCCTGTAGCGTCTACAGGAGCATATTCATCCCATGCACCTGAGCCCCAAGTCAGACGGCCCCATCCTTGGACGGAAGCCATAATTTATCTCCTTATGCTATTCTTAAAATTGCAGCAGTGGCTTCAGCAGCAGGGAATGTAATTGTAAATGTTCCAGCAGATGAAGATTTAACTCCACCAAAATCCAAAACACAAACAGCAGCATTCGTAGTTAATCCTGATACCGTTGAACTATTATAAATTACAGCAGCTTGTGCAGAAATTGTTGCACTCGTAAAAGATAAATCAGGTGAAAAATCACAAACAGCCGTATCACCTGATAATACTGGTGTTACTGATGTTAATGCTCCTCCGCCTGCAGCATATGTTCCTGATGCACCTACTTCATCTGGTGTTGCATATGCAGTAGTTGATTTACTTAATGTTGCTTCTGAATCATAAAGCGCTAATTTAAAAGTGTTCCCTGTCGTTGCTGTAAAATCATGCAAGCCTTTCAGAATCTCCACTTTAAAACTGTTACAAACAGCTTGAGTAATTGCCATGTTGACCTCCTATGGGTTCTTTGACTCGAGAGGGATACGAATAACGCCGTCTCGAAATTCGTCTCTACGGTCACGCCCCATCTCATATGTTGCGAGAGCCTGTACAGACTCGTTAAACATTTTATCATAATATTGTATCATATCTGCTGGACCTTTCAAGTATCCAAGTGATTGTAAGATACAACCATATAAAAGCACGTTTGGGGCATTTTGACTTAACCAAGTAGACGTTTGTGTACTTGATAAACCATCAGGCTTGTACGTGTATGCGAGCTCTACATTAAGAGCAACGTTGGGGGTTGGCGCTATATAGTGTGTATCCTGATCCCACATAGCGTAATATTTAGGAGTAGCATTTGCTGTCCTATCAGGCCAGTATTCATTCATAAACGAAATATCTTTTTGAAGCAAGAATGTTCTATCGGGATCACTAGAAGTAGCATCATAAATTTGAACATACCTGGTTGCTTGCCAATCACTTGGGAGAGGCATAAAAGGGTTTCCTACTGTTAGTGTAGCATAATCATATTTTCTATAATAATTTAAATCTACTGTTCGCATTATTTGATCTTCAATAGATTTTATAAAAGGTTGAATAACAGAATCAGATAAAACATTTGTATCTGTTTCGGTGTAATTTCTTACATTAGTGTTTAAATCTGAATAATCGGTCATGATGTGCTTACTGTAACATTTCCAGTTCTAGATAACAACTGTGTCCTTTGTTGAGGTTGTTGCACGCTCAAAGGCATCATACTTCTCTGAGTAGATGCATAGGCTACACCATTTGCATAATAATTGGTAACTGGTTCTAATAAGGTTTGAAAAGAATTAACAGCTTGACCATCCCCTGTTCCATCAAACACATCACCGTTTGGAGAAAGAACCACATCGCCTGTAGCGTTTCTTACTGCATTGTCTCCAACATATACAGTCGAATCAGCAATTTGAGGTCTTGGATGTTGTAAAGATTGAGGATCAGTAGGATGATATTGAGGATCTAATTGAGGTTGTTTTGGTTCGTATTCTGAAACATGAACCCATGAACCTGTCCATTCTTGTACCATCTCATTATAAGGAAAGGCCATACCAGAACGATCCGAAATCCTAAGTGCAAATTTACCTGACGCATAACGCCCCATTAATAACTCCCTGCTGTTACACCTATATAAGGAACAAAATGAGAGCTAACATTCCCTCTGTTAGTGTCTGCTGCTCTTTTAAATTCTTCTTCATATACTAATTTTAAAATTTGAGTTTTATCAGGAGCATATTTTAAAGCTAAATAATAGGCAAGACCTGCTGTAAGACAAGGTAAAAATGAAAAAGGGACTTCATTATTATTGGTATAAGCTCCCGAATCTTTCATTCTTAACATAGCATAATAAACGACAGTATAAGCTGCATCCGCTGCCGGATATAAATATAAAGTCGGATTAATAGTTTTTTCAAAATAAAATTGTGTAGGCCTACCACTTGTTGTTTTAACCGTATAATTTAAATAAGTAGAACGACTAATAGGAGTTGTAGAAAACTCATTATTATTTGTATCTCTTATAACTAAATCTGTAATATCAATAATTTGAGAAGCAGCATCTGCTCCTGAACCATACAAAGCAGTACCAGATAAACTGGTTGTATCTGCGGCTAGTGCAGCGGTTTGTTTTTGTATCGTCCATAAATTTAAGCCTCTATTAGACCATTCGGCTAATAAAAGATTTAATGAACGACGTGCGGTTTTTAATTGGTATCCTGTTCGATCCTGTAAACCGCATCGTTCAAAAGCTTCTTCTACAATTTCATCAATGGAAAGATCAAAGTTGGCTGTACTTGCATATGTAGGCATTAAAACTACTTACCAGATTTACCAAAACCACGTTTTGCTATACCGCCTCCACGTTTATTAATAACACCTTTACCTTTACCACTACCAAATTTACCGTAAGACTCATCTCTACTAGCTTTTAATTGCTTAGGTGTACGTTTTTTTCGTATACGCATTGCAATAGATTCATCTTTACGATCTTTATAGCCTTGTTCTTTTTTACCAACACGACCACCTGCTTTCATTCTTGATGGACCACGATCCATTAACATAGTAGGCATACGTTTTGATCTTTCATCAACACCATATCCTCTTGAATACATCATGTCGCCTGTACGACCGCCCATATTCATTTTTTTAACTTTTCCACCACCTCGCATTTTAGCTGTTTTCTTTTTACCCCTCATGATAGACCTCCATTGATCTGTTTGTATTTATTAGCACGAGATACCACAACTTCTTGATAGTATTCGTTAGGCCACTTCTTATAGTAACCTTGTTTGTGCAATTTATCAGAAGCTCGCTGTAATTGCGAGAACTTTTGTACCAACATCATAGAATATTTATAATCTGGACCAAGTACCTTCATATCTTTATTTGGCGAAACTAAAAACTTTTGTTCCTCTTCAGTAGCTGGATTAGAAGGGTGAAAACTCATAAAATATAAGTCTTTTTTATTATACCACTCATTAAAATCTTCAGTAGCCCTATGAAGTTCATTAGGAGAATAACTAAAATAAGGGTCACAAAATATAAGAATTTCTAAAATTGAAAAATCTAAGTTTTTTAAACAATTATTTAATTCTTTTTTATAAGGACTATATTTAGGTTTTACAGTCACCCATACCTTTTTATCTAACCAAGCTTTTTTAGCAAAAGGACAAGCAGGTACTCCACCTAAATGAAGGTTAGGAACTTCTAAAAAATGTTTAGACCAGAGCCTAACATCCTCTATTATCTCTTTCCTTGTCGGTTGTATTTTTTCCATGATTTAAGTTTATGTTTATTTTTAGGTTTAGATCGAGAAGAATGGCCTATACTCGTTCTTTTCTTAACAGGAGTAAAATATTCTGTTTGAGTAGAAATTCTTTTAGCCATAA